AACAAATTTCAGACTTGATGGATAAGATGGGATGGGATTGTCACGATGATATTCGTGTCGAGTCTGCTGGTTCATCTGTCTATATGATTGATGGAGCAGGTACTAAATGGGCACCATTAAAAGGAACCGTAAAGTACAACAAAGATGCTTTCATTGTCATTAAGAATCGATCACGAGATCCGATTGTTCCCTCCCAAAAACCCGACCAGTAAATCTAAAATAAATAGAGGGTAACAACCCTCTATTTTTATGTCCAATTATTATTATCCAGAGGGACCACTGGGACCAATCTGTGATGTAGTCGGGGATGATGCACCGAAGAAGAAAATTATATTTGATGAAGGTGATGGCAGAGAGTATACTTACGGACCCCTAGAGTTTCCTGATATGGAAGCGGTAATGCCTGGCGTTCCCGCTCTTACTGGTCGTAGGTGTAAGAAAAGAACACTTTCGGACGGAACTATTGAATATTATGATTGTGAAGATACATTTTTAAATCCTCTTCCAGAGAGTGATACTGGTCTTCCTAGTCAGTTTGATTACGATTGGAAAACTAACAGTCAATCTCCATGGGGTCTTGACGATGACTTTGAGGAACCTGATATTTCTGAAATTAGTTGTTCACCTTTTGATCCTGACCAGAATATTATTCCTGTAAGAGTTTATAATTCAGATGGAACTTTTGTAACTAGAGTACAAACAGAAAGATCTAGTCCAGTTACTTTTAACGTGACATCTGAAGATCAAACGTTTATAAACGACGCTACGATTACAGCAGAGTTTTCTACAGATCAACAGAACTTGGTGATCGGAGGAACTGGAGACGGCATCGTTCAACTTGAGTTAGACTGGGATGATAAACCAAGTATCTCTGGTCAAGCAATCGGTACGCTTACTGTTGCAGGAGCATCGATGAGTCAGGGTAATAAAGAGAAAGGTACAAAGAGTGTATCAGTACAAGTAACTGCAGGACAATCATATCCAATTGTTTTAAGTGGGAACTCTGGTACTTCTGGAAGCAGACTTGCAAGTCCACAGGTGATTGAATATGATGATGATGTACCAGGATTTGATGTTAATGCCACATTGAGAATTGCTGATATCCTACCATTAGAACCAACCAGCAATGTTGCAGGTTATTGGAGTGACGAAGGAAACAAATATGCTGTATGGACTAACCCTGCTATCTGTACATTGCCACAAATCACACAACAGGTAACTTATCAAATTCCTATTCCTGAAACAGGAACGTATGGATTTGAGTTTGCTTGTGATGATAATGCTCAGATGTTTTTGAATGGTAGTAATGTACCATTCATGAATATCACTGGTGGTATCTTTGAGGGTGGATCACTTAATGTACCATATACTTCTACAACAACTCTGAATGCAGGTACATTAGAATTAGTAGTAAAGTGTACAAACTCTGATGCTGGGTTTAACGATGGACAAGGAAATCCAACTGGACTTGCATATAGTTGGCAACGAAATCCTGGTGGTTGGTATATAAAAATCTGTCAAGGTGGTAATTGCATACCAGTAAATAACATTCCGTGGGTTGCATCAGGACCACATCCTGCTTGGTCTGACTTTATGAATCTCTATGCAGTATGGGTATCATCTCACTTAACTGAATCAGGATCTCCTAAAACTGCAACTTGGAATATTCCTATCACTGATACTGGTAATTATCAATTGGATGTTCAGGCAGACAATCAAGCAGTCATAAGTTTTGATGGTGTTAGTCAAGGCACAGTTAATTCATTCACAACTACAACATCTTATTCACTAAATAATATTACAGCGGGTGGTCACACCCTTCAGGCAGTAGTAACTAATAACGTTGAGACAGTTGATAACTGGTCTAACAACCCAGCAGGTGTTGCATGGACCTTGACAAAATTAAATACTCCGTCTAACATAACTGCTAAGTTCAAAAATAATGGAGACTTACAAGTTCAAGGATCTGGTACTGGAACTATTCAATTGAACTTCTCTTGGGATGAAACTCCTGAATACACCAGTGCTAACGTTTCTGTTGCATTTGATTCAAATGGTAATTTAGTAGCAACTGGAACTGGATCTGCAACTGTTCAATTAGATTTTGAATGGAATGATAATCCTAATACCTATGGACAGGCATTAGGAACTGTTGCATACTCTTCATTGGGTGCATCATTTACACAAACTTTAGGTGCTAGAAGAGGAAATTCTTCTCAGTCTGTATCAGTTACAGCAGGAAACACATATAATGTGAGCATCTCTAATAACCCATTTGGATTTACTCTTAAAGATAATGGGGGAAGACTTTGTTTTTATGATGGAGATGGTCAAGATTGTAATGCTTCATTGTTCATTGGCACTGTTACACAGGCACAAACTGAAGTTGCAGCAGACAATGCAGTTGAATCTTATTCGGTCGCAGGGTATACATTTACCACTGGATCATCAAATACTGGATCAAACTCTGCAACAATCAATGTAACTGCAGGAACTACATATCCTGCTACCATTGTTAATAATCCTAATGGATTTAGTTTGAAGAATTCAAAGAGTAAAATTTGTTTTCAAGATAGTCTTGGAACTGACTGTAATGCTCAGATCACTATCGGAACTGTTAACAATAACAATCAAAATGCTATTGTTGCTTCTTCATTAGATTTAAGTTCAGATGGAACTGGAAATTTAATTTGGCACACCAGACTTGCTTCTGGATACGAATACACGGATGTTTAATGGAACTACCTAAAATCAAAAACGACAAACTCCCAAAAGAATTGAAAGAAATTCTTGGCGATGCTGATGCTGAGTTTGATTTAGTCGTTGACCCTATGGATGTAATTAACATACAATTAAATCCTGATGAATACTACGAATCAAGGCATAAGACCGCTCAAATGTTAATAGAATCCCGTAAAAAACTAGACGAATATAGGAGAAAACAACATGAGATTCAAAGACACGATCAAGGGAGCGAAAAAGATCCTTAAAATAGCAAAGAAAAATCCAAATCATTATACTGCTGATGAACTTCAGTATGTTCGACTCCTGAAAAAACAGGCAAAAGATGCTTTGGAAAGGAAACGATCCCAAAGTAAAGATTAAAATGTGCTAAATACCTACTTGTAACGTTACAAAATTGTAATACTTGACCTTCTCGAAGGTCTGTGTTATAATATTCCCCAACGCAGACAAGTCGAGTCTGCTTCCATCTGCGGGTAATCACTCCGCAAGTAAACAAATAGGTAAACAACTATGATTAAAACTGCTTTCGCTGCCGTCGCAGCTGCTTCTACACTAGCTGCCCCTGCTGCATTTGCAGGTCCCTACGTCAACGTAGAAACCAATGCTGGTTGGACGGGTTCGGATTACACTGGTGCAACGACAGATTTCCATGTGGGCTACGAAGGTGCTCTTGGCGCTTCTGGTTCTTACTACGTCCAAGGTGGCGCTAGTCTGATCGCTCCTGACGGTGGCACTGACGAGACTGTACCTTCTGGTAAGGCAGGTGTCGGTCTTGCTTTGACTGATACTCTCGGTGCATACGGTGAGATCTCTTTCGTCGGTTCTGGCGATGAGGATGTCGATCGTGGCTATGGTGGTAAACTGGGTGTGAAGTATAGCTTCTAATTTCAGAACTATATAATTTAAACTTGGGGACCAAGAGGTCCCCTTTTTAATACTATTGCAATCATCACTATGAAATTTGTTGTATACACACGCAATGGGTGTCCCTATTGTACAAAAGTAAAACAGGTTTTATCTGCTAAAGGATTTCCCTACGAGGAAATGAAACTCGATCAAAACTTTAATCGAGAAGAATTTTATGCAAAGTTTGGCAGGGGTAGCACTTTTCCTCAAGTTCTGCTAGACTCTAAAAAGATCGGTGGATGCACCGATACTGTTCAATATTTGCGCGAAAACAAACTTATCTAATGGAAGAAGAATTCTACGAACTTGTTGAATCTGCTATTGATGCGGCATTTGAAAAGGACTGTTATCTTTTTAACTGCTCAACGTACTTGAAGTATAATAAAACTACTAGGAAACAAGTTCAGGGATTCATCAACTCATCCACTGCTGGTAACATTGCCCTTACTTGCGCTGATTTGCAGTCTTATATTAAGGGTGGTGACAAAGTTCTCCGTGAAGCATATGGACACATCGGCAAACCAAAAGCGAGGAAGATACACAAGTATCTCCAGAAAATCCTATTGGATGCGGTAGAATATGAGAAAACCCGCCGACCAGGACGTAAAAAACGTTCTAAATAAACTTAGTTACCCTAGGGGGAAACATGTTAATTGCTTTGGCAGTTCTAGTTACAATCGGTGCATTCATTCTAGGAGTCACCGTTTCTTGGTTAGCGAAAGGTTACATTGAAGATTACATCGAAAATGCCGCCTACGCTAAATCAGTTACCCATCCAGAGATGTTCGATGAAGAAGGAAACATGATACACGATGAACTCATCTACGTCAGACCTCCGTCTCCATGGGATCACATTCATGACACAGAGGATGAGGAAGATTAATTAATCGGAGTTTATTATGCCCAAATCTATGGAAAATAGTAACCCTAGGTTACTACTCAGTGAGATTTTGAGAAAGGTCTCCAACGCTAAAACTAAGAAGGAGAAAATTGATCTCCTTCGTAAACATAATTCAACTGCTCTAAGGCAATTGTTGATTATCAACTTCGACGAGAGTGTAGTCTCTATGCTCCCTGAAGGTGATGTTCCCTATACACCTAATGATGCTCCTGTAGGTACTGATCACAGTCGCCTAGAACAGGAGTATCGTGGTCTCTATAGGTTCTTCAAAGGTGGTGCAGATAAACTGC